TAAAAGAAAGATTCTCTGGCAATTCTTTCAGCTTCTGCTTCTGGAGTACCCGATCTAATAAGACCTTCCCTCATTTTATTAGCTTCATAAACTCTACCACCTGGCAATCTATCAGCAGTAGATACAACAGTTGCTTGCCCTGCTGCCTCTTTTTTCTGTGCTGGAGTTTGCTTTGATGCCGATGTTGATGCGGTAGATGATTCGTCAGTAGACTTATCGATAAAGTAACGAATATACGACATAGAAACTGTACACTTCAATAATGAGGATGCATCATAACTAACTGGCATTGAAGTCATTGTTCTTGGAAATGCTCTCACAAAAGTATAAACAAGAGCTCCTCCAGTTGGGCTAAATCCACTACCTAAAGGCAAAATTCCTGTAAGACCTGAGTCTGGTGCAGAATAACTATCTCTTTCAAACTTTGTTATCTTTAAACCTTGTGGAGAAGTATAATCATTAGAATAGTTCATTCTATAATGATAATTTGCATCCGCCTTATTACCTCCTTCATTTCCTCCAGTGATGTAATCCATCCATGCTTCAAAAAATCTGATAGGAAGATAATTATCAGCATTGACATAAAAAGTCAAATCAATTCCCTCATCAAACATTCTTCTATGAACATGTTTTTCAGTAACTCCAGTGCGATCTCCAGTGAGTTCTAATGTTGCTAAAGAAGATCCAGGAAGACTTGCTTCAGAACAAAGTAAATTTAATGTATACTGATCTCCACCTTCACCACTTCCAAGAGACACTCCTTTTGCAGACAAAAAATTATTAAAATCAGAACCTGTTGGGAGACCAATCTCAACATAAAAATTAGATGTTGTAGCAGGTCTTGACAGTTTTGATTTAAATTCTGAAATTGGGACTACCTTTGCCATCTATAAATAGTTTTTACCTTATATATTATGTATGGCAGAAAGTATTAAAAGCAAATACAAACCGTCATTTCCTAAAAAATATAAAGGTGATCCAAGCAATATCATATGTCGTAGTAGTTGGGAGAGAAAGTTTTGTCGTTACTGTGATTTAAATGAGAACATTCTTGAGTGGGGTAGTGAAGAGTTTTGGATACCATATATCTCACCTGTAGATAAAAGAGTTCACAGATACTTTCCTGACTTTATTATCAAAGTAAAAGAAAGTACAGGTCAAATCAAAACTTATGTGGTTGAAGTAAAACCAAAAAGACAAACCCAACCACCAAAGAAAAAGTCAAGAGTCACTAAATCATATCTGTATGAGTGTAAAACTTATGCAGTCAATCAGGCAAAGTGGAAAGCAGCAGAAGAGTTTTGTGCTGACAGATTGATTCAATTCAAGGTAATCACAGAAGACGAATTAGGAATCAAGTAATGGCAAGACGTGCTAAAAGAAGAACAGGTGGACCTTCTTATGAAGAAGTAAAGGCACAGATTAATGCCAGAGAGGAAGAACGAAGATTAAAAAAACTAAGAACCTCATCCAATCGCATCTTACCAATACTTCCCGAGTTGAATGATACTCATGATCAAGAGGATCAAATGCTCATGATCATGGATGCTTTGAAAGACACAGTAACTCCCATACCAGAAGAGGGTGGATTATATACCTTTGTTTATAATGCAAAAACACCTGGCATTGAATATGATCAACACCCTTTGATTGCTTGTGTAGAATTAAATGCATGGGGATTTAGAGGTATTAATTTTCACTGGAGAAAGTATAGGAACTATACCTGGAATGAAGTAGCAGGACAACTGTATGAAATTAGATTCGAAGAACTTGATGATCTTCTTTCAGTTCAGTATGGAAAGTTCATACTAAATAGATAAAAACGTAGTGCGTAATGGCATCAGCGACTAGTAAAGTAAGCAAGGTAGAAACTGGAACTAGTGTCCGCAATAAAGAGAGTAACTTTTACACGACAGAAGTTACCACACTTGCTGATGGAAATGTAGAAAGAAAAACTTACAGAACTGATGCAAATGGTAACAATGGAGTGTTGTTACAAACAACGACTACTGATGTAGACAGTGGTAAAAATAATACAGTTACAACATCCAACGTAACACAAGAAGAAAAAAGATCTCTTAATAATCCAGATTCACAACTAAGACAAACAATAAAACAACAAACTGATAGTGTAAAAGATGAAGTTCTCGGAAACTCAACTGATCCAGTAAGTAAGGAAACTGTTGAGAAAGCAGGTGGTAGTGATGGAAATTCTGCAAAGACTGAAGAAGAGGGGGATTCACAATCCTCAGAGGCAACCAGTGATAGGTCTAACAATAAAGACTTTGGAACAGACTTGAGATATCCAGCAGACATTGCATCAGACCAAGATGTTATCCAATTTACTGCTTTAAAATATGAAGCAAAGGCAATTGAAGGATTTAGTTTTGGAGGGAGAGATAGAGTAGCAGCAGGTAGTAAAGGTTCCAGGAGTCTTGGAACAGTAACTCTTCCCATTCAGTCTGGTATTAAAGATAGTAATACTGCTGGTTGGGGTGAAGATACAATGGATCCAGCAAAAATGGCAGCTGCAGGACTTGCACTAAAATCAATAACTGCTGGAGTAGGTGGATTTGGTGCTCAGACAAAGGCAATGTCTACGCAGATACAACAAAATCCAGAACAATTTAAAACAGCAATTGGTGGAGCATTTGCAGAAAAAGCTGCTGGTGTTCAAAATCTTATAGCAAGAACTGAAGGAAAAATTATCAACCCAAACCTTGAACTTCTTTTCCAAAAACCAGCACTAAGACCTTTTACTTTTCAGTTTAAGTTATCTGCAAGAAGCAAACCAGAAGCAGATACAATCATCAAAATTATCAGATTCTTTAAACAAAATATGGCACCACAAAAAGGTGGTGGTAGTGGAGGAGCAGGTGCAAACCTTTTCCTATTAGCACCAAATACTTTCCAAGTACACTATCTTTATAGAGGTGGAGATGAACACCCATACATAGGTAAAATGAAAGAGTGTGCAATAACTGGTTTTGAAGTTGATTATACTCCAGATGGAAACTACTCTACATTGAAAGATGGTTATATGACATCATATGCCATATCAATAACAATGAAAGAACTTGAACCAATATTCTATGAAGATTATGACGATATCCCAGACACTGAATTAGGATTCTAAAATGTCAGATTACTTCAGCAGAGTTCCAAACTTTGAGTATGTTAGCAGACTTTCCGATGCTAACATCTCCGATTATATTCCTGTAAAAAATCTATTCAAAAGAGGACAACTTAGAGAAGATATTTTCCAAGACCTTGCATTCTTTACTAAGTATCAGATCAAAGGAAATGATAGACCAGATAATGTTGCAAATGATTTCTATGGAGATTCAAACCTCGATTGGTTAGTTTTAGTTTGTAATAATGTTCAAAACATCCAGACAGAATGGCCACTGACTCAACAAGGATTTGATACTTTTCTTTTAGAGAAGTATGGTACTTATGAAAATATAAATGCAACTCATCATTATGAAACAACAGAACTTAAAAATTCTAAAGGTATTGTAATCGTGCAGGCTGGTCTTAGAGTTCCATCAACTTATAGTATCACATACTTTGATGATGGACAGCAAGGATATGTTACTGCATCTCCAGTCGTTGAAATTACAAACTATCAATATGAGGAGAAACTTCAGAACGATAGAAGAAATATTTTCCTACTGAAACCAAGATACCTACAGATTGCATTAGATGATCTTGAAATTCTTATGACATATAAAAAAGGATCCAGTCAGTATAAGACTGGATCCTTGAAGACTGCTGATAATATCAGACTATTTGAATAATAGATTCACATATGCTGCCACCACTAAAAGTGTGAGGCAGATCTGGTTATAGTTCACTCTTCAGCAAGACGCTGGAAGTAGGACAGTGCATCATCCTCATCTTCATCAGACTTAGAAGAACTCAGATTGTTGAGTTGCTGGCTAAGTTCTGCGGGAAGTTCAGACTTCTGTGAACGGGAAGAGAAGTCAGGAGCATAGGAACCACGATCGTTATCTTCATCCTCAACCTCTTCATCAAGACGAGGACGGGAGGAAGACTTCTGACCCAGAACCATCTTCAGACGATTCTCCAGTTGCTCATAGGTCTTAAACTGATCTTGAGCAGTCAGAGCAGTCAGTGAATACTCTTTCTTCCACAGTGCTTCCAGTGCATCGTCATCATCCAGCAGAGGACCAGGACGATCAAACTCAGAAGAGTCATAGTTCCAGTAACCTGCAACCTTCTTCAGTTTCAGTTTGAAGTTAGCACCCTGCCAGAAGTCAAAGGGATTGATAGGAGTCTCATCCTCAAACTCAGGTTGCATTGCTTCCATGATCTTGTCAAAGATCTTCTT